CTAACTCAAAACCATCTTCCCATCTGCGTCGAAATCGAAAGGCATGAAAGCAGCAGCCGCGATCGCTCTCCACTCTCCAATCTCCTGGGCTATTGGCTTGCTCAGCAGGGGGACGCCATCAATCATGTCATTCCACAGCATAACGATGATGTCAATGTTTTGATAGTCAGCACCAGAAACACCAGCCGCGATCGCAACGGTTTCTAATCTTCTTACAGACGCGCGGTTTGTTGATGTTTGGGATACACGATTATAAGCTGCGTTTATCAACAGCGATCGGTTGTAGGCTCCCCAGTCTAGACTAGGTGAAGGTTCAACCGCTTTTGTAAAATTTCCACCATCCCAGCTATCCCCGATACTTGCGGTATCTGTCTGAATAAGCAAGCCCTCAGCGTGATATCCCCCTGGATCTTCCAAAATAATTGTGTTGATTACTTTCCCGTTTCGGATCAACGCATATCGCATAGTTACCCCCAATAGATTCTCACCTCACCTCGACCACCAGCACCGCCGCTACCACCCGTCAAAGTTCCCATGCCCCCACCACCACCACCAGCACCAGGGGAACCACCAGCACCACCGTTACCACCTGTAGTAGTAGAACCACCACCACCGCCGCCAGCAGAACCAGAACCAGTAGTAGAATTTACGCCAGCAGCGCCAGACCCACCAGGAATACCTACCGCACCCCCAGCACCACCATTAATCCCGCCTCCAGCCGTCCCAGGATTAGCAATCGAAGAAGAACCACCACCACCACCATTGCCACCATAAGTAGAATTCCCGCCAGGTTGGCCATTTCCCCCACCACTAGCACCACCAAAAGTATTGTCACTAGCGGTACCGCTGCTTTGCCCTGCAACACCATCCGGAGTCCCACCGGTACCACCATTTGCTGCTGATTGTGTACCAGCACCGCCACCACTGGTGGTACCGGTGGGAGCACCTCCCCCATAACTATTCAAATAATTGCCAAAGGAAGAATTACCGCCAACAGTGCCATTTCCTCCTGCTGCTGCTGCTGCTGCTGCACCTCCAGTTCCTCCAGCACCCACTGTGATAGTTACAGTGGCCGTAATTTGACTAGCTTGAAATACTCCCCTTGTGAAACTACCACCCCCACCCCCAGGCGCACGGGTGGACTGCCCCCCTCCTTTGCCACCGCCGCCACCGCCCCAACATTCGATAATTACGAAGCTGATACCAGAGGGCTTTGTCCAGGTGCCGGAGGTTGCGAAAATTTGACTCCCCCCGACAGATGAAGAATTGCCAGAAATTATCACTCCCATCATCAAAGGCTCCCAATCAAGAAAGTGGTGCCCGATGCGTCGTAGGCAATCGATGAAAGCGTTTGTCCTGCGGGAGCTGTAAAGTTCACCGAGGCTCCAGCGGGTAAATTCGCTCCCAATAAAGTTCCTAATGTAGATCCCGAATTGTAAAAGCTTACAGCAGACTTACCAGCGGCTATTGTTCCTGATGCAGAAGTGTTCGTAAATACTGGTACTAGCTGTGCTGATGGAAGCGTCACGGGAACAGATGTTTGATTGGAGGCTATAACCACACTTATAGAGCTAGCCATGAGTGCTTGCCCTTTAGCAAGGGTCACAGACAAAAGTCTCTTAAGTAAACTTAAAAAACTAAAACTGCCCGTATCACTGGTGGCGGCGGCGTCAGAAGTGTTGCCGAAATTTTGAATCTGCGTTTGCTGATTGGTGGCACTTGCATCGCCGCCACCACCAGTTACAGGAATCCCGCCGGAATTTTTCAAAGCATCCGCGATCGCTTCTGCTTGTCCAGCTTGCGTCTGATTATAAGTCACTCCCTTAGGCATTATTTTCTCCTCTTATTCGGATTCCAATTGTCAAAGCCGATTCCCCCTTGCCCTCCAATGACTTTTGGCTCCCCGCTGTTTCCTGAAGGGAAATTTTCGCTGATTGGCATATCAGTTGGGACGTCTTCCGGCAAAACCTCATTCCTCAAAATTCTGACCGCCCAAATATGCTTACACTGTCCGTTTTGCGCCCCAGCGTTGCTATTAGTCCAGTCATTTGATGGGTTTTCATTGCCAGATGTGTCGCTTGGATTTAAAGATTTTTTCTTGGACGAATCAGGACAATCACATTGCCAGTCATTATTGTTATCACCATCGTCATCGCCATCACCATCGTCATCGCCATCACCATCGTCATCATTACTACTAGGAAAAAAACTTATTGCCAGTAATTCCACATCATCCAAGCTAGTGCCATCTGGGTATTGAAGCTTAGGCAAAATAATTTTAATGGCGTCGGTATCCTGGATATTGCATTGTTCATTTTCTCTTGTGGCGCTAATTATTTGCATCGTCACTTCAACATCTTGAGTTTTAATCAGCACCTTAATTTTTCCAATATCTGTAAAATAAATGAATTCATCAACAATGTTGCTGCCATTGTTGATGAATTCATTGGCGCAAGCATCATCACTTAATGCTTCTTCTGAATCATAATTACTTGTCCAAGCATTTTGCCAATTGTCATTAGTTACAGGTTCGTCTATAGAATTAGCAATAGCTCCATCAATAATATCTTTATGATAAACCTTTGCAAAAGTTGGGGCGCTAGGGTACTCCTTACCTCCTTTGATGTCAACGTATATTAAATCATCGTCTTGATAGGTTAAATAAGATTCATAGTTTTCATTGATATCTATATTGCGGATATTAACTACAGCTTCAGGATTTGCTGAATCGTATAAAAATAATTTTCTGGTTTTATATACTGGATTAACACTGAAGGTAATAACTCCTCCAAGAGATGAGCTAATAGATTTCAGTAATACAGTTATGCCTGTACTTTGATTTGAAGCAATTTCAATTTCTTGCGAAAAACTTATAGTATCAGGGTATAAATAATCATAATTTAAAAAGTTATTGTTGCTATCATCGTAAACAACACTTTTATTTACCCCCACTGCTGCGCCAATAGACGATCCATCAGACGAAAAATTACAACTTATAGAGACAATAGTTGAATATCCCAATGTTCCTATAGGGATACCAATTTTAAATTCTCCACCACCAGTAGTCAAATGTGTACATGAAATAGTTTCAGGTTCAAGAATAATTGTTCCAGAGTGATTTCGGCTTCCACCATAAGATTCGGAAGCAAAAGAATAATTGAATGGTGAATTGTTTAGAGTTGCAGATACAACGTTAGCACTAGTGCTATTAGTTGCTTTATAAACACTTGCTATACCAAAATTTCTAGCGTCTTCTTCGTTATAAGCAACAGCCTCAAAAGGATATATTTCAGCATCAGTTGGTTGTCCGCAAAAAGGTGCGACGGTTAGATTGTGGTTGTTGAACCATCTTGGCAAGCTACAAGTTTCCTGGGTATTTCCTGTCTCCACATAGCTATAAAGTATGGCAACTTTATTGTCATTTCGCTGTTTCTTCTTGACACTCCAATACCCTTTAGGGGATTTACTGCTTAAAACTTTATAATTACTATCGCTATCACTATCTTTCAAGACTTTCCCTTCTTCTACTAACTCCATTCCCTTTTCGTATCGTTTCCATCCAGATTTATAGTTATAAACTTGCTCTGGCGTAAATACTTTTGGAGCGCCAGTAACGCTAAATTCAAAATCTTCTACATAATCAAGTCGAGGCGCGATCGCATCATCGGGAATATAATTTCCATCGGGCAATTTTCGCCGCCGACGAGATTTTCCAGGAACTTTAAACGACATCTTGCTACTTTGTGGCAAGCTAAAAAATCGTGGAACATCACCATTCTTACCCATTAATAATCACCTCCAGTTGCAGTTACAATTACTCCACTAGTAACGGCTGTGCCCAATGCAACATACAAAGCATAGTTGGCAGGCAACCGTAGTCCTCTGTTGGGAGTAGCAGGGGTTTGAGAAGCTGGAGAAAGAATTCTAGGTAGTTGTACTTCAATGGGGTAGTTTGCGATCGCGGCTGTATTCCCACTCCCAGAAACAGCGGAGAGTGAAGTTTCTGTCAGTAAAACATAATTTGAACTCGTGGAAGCTTTGAGAAAAATTCTCAGTGGCGAGGCCACGACGTCCCCCAGTGGATAAGCCTGGATGGATTCAATAAGCGATCCAGACGCTCCAGATATTCCCAAAAGTACTGGCACAGCAGCCCCAGGCGAACGGTTAACCACTTCATTGGTAAGGGTAACCATCCACAGCAGGGGCGATTTGATAAAACTGGGTTGGGTGTTGGTTGCCATTATGCGTAGTTAGTATTAAAAAAAATTCGGTCTGCGATCGCGGTATCGGCAGGCCCTGGTACTGCCTTGATGTACTCCGCCCCAATCCTGGCAAAGCGATACCTCAAGTTTTCTTCGCGGCGGTAGTTAGGAACCCAAAGGGGATGCCCTGCCAATAAGTCAGTTTCTTTGAGGTAGTTTTCCCACCAGACGCGGGAATCCCTAGCAGACTCCCGCAGGATGGAACGGTTAATATCCCCGGTGTAGAGTTCCTTGGTGTCGAAGCGGCTAGTGTCTCCCAGTAGTTCGGTTGCCTCGAAGGACTTGTCGCACCGCTCTAAAATCTCCTGAATGCGCTGCACTTCATAGTTGTCCTGCAACAAATCCATTGCCTCTTCTAATCGCGCTCGGTCTCCAGCGGGAACACCAGCGCCGAAGCCGAGATGAAATCGACATCGGGATTTGTCAAGCTCAGAAAGTGCTGGCATAACTAAAACTCGACGTGAGGTAGCACAGCTTCCCAATTCACATTGAGGTCAGCGTTGAGGGTTTTGAGTTGTTCGACCCCGAGGTAACCGCCCTCTGGTTTGCGATCAATAATTTTTTTCGCTGACAGTTGCCCCAAGCCTCGTAGAGCCTTACCCAAGGTGGAAGCAGAAACTTGGTTAAAATTGATTTTTTCAATCGCGTCTCCCTCTTTCCCGCCGTCCAAAACTTCAAACGATCGCGGTTTGATTAAATCAACACCCTCGACCTTGGAAGCATTGATAGTGTTGCCTCCGTCTTTGCATTGGTAATGGGTAGAGAATTCTGAGCTAATTAGCACCTCTCTGCCTAATCCCTTGTGAAAAGCGTTTTCGCCTACTTTGAGTACCATGAAATTTTCCCACCTCCTTAATAAGTGCTAGGGTAGCCAAGCTGTTCAAGTCGGCTTGGGTCTGCTGCCAACACATAGCAGATATCCACAATCAACCGTTGTGTTCCCGTCGCCACCTTGATTCCCGTCCCCGCTGCGGTGTTGCCAGCATTGGAATTGAGCAATTTGTACTGTGTCGCACTGCCCAAGGTTCCCAAGGGTGCAGCGAGGGTATCGTAGGGAGTCGCGGCTGATTTAGCGATAGAGTTAGCCGCGATCGCACTACTGGCTACAGTCAGCACTGGAGCTGTATCTGTGTGGACTGTTCCCACCTTGAGTTTTTCCCCAGTCGTCCCAACAAGTGCCACATCCTTGGGAGTGCGGAAGCCGATGTAATAGACCTGTGCGCCGCTGGGGACGATGAGCAAGGTATCATCAACATCCCGCTTGTGAGATGGCACTTTAATGTCTATGGAGGTTTGGAGAGTGCTTGTGATTAAGGCGTAACCCAGAGCATGGTAGGCATGAATCTTTGGGAAAAATTCTAGGCGCTCTCCTTCAAACCACCGTAAGAGATTTGTTTGATTTCCTGGTAGTAATGGCTGGCTCATCTTAATCTCCGTAGGTTCTTGCCACAGTTACAAAACGATCATTTGTCAGCGCCCAACCGCCATACATCGCCCAAATCGCAATCAAAAATCTTTGGTAGTCGTCGCTGTTATTAAGACGAACGCTGACCGGAACTTCAGTGGCGATCGCCTCACCCACTGCCTGTTGTCCCAAGAAAATTCCCAGATACCCAGTGCGATTTTGCGCTCCTGTGGGGTGCAAAGTGGCGTTAGTGGATGCGGTGTAGTTTAAATTCACCGTCGCAGTCGGCATGTTGTTGCTTTCAAAAAATCTAACCCCCTCAAACACAAACCCTGTGGGCATCGCGTCCCCAAGGAATGTTGCCTGCCCGTACTGGCTCCCTCCAAAAATCAACTGGTTAGGGCCAGAAACATAGCCTTGATTTGGCGGTGGCATTTGGGGAGCCGAGAACGGCGTAATACCCGGTTGCAGATAATTAACGGGTGTGAAGCTGGGGTACTGAGCTACTGCCCGAAAATCAGCATCTTGTCGCAGGTGTTTGATAAATCGAGGGGATGCTAGGCAGTAATAATACCCATCGGAAAATGTGGGTACGTTACGCGATCGCAGTCCCTCAACAATTCCTAAAACATCATTCTTGACATCAATCTTGGGCGGGCCAGAGGCATACGTGCCACCATCGGCTACACCTTGGGGGTTGTAAGTATAAGGAGATTGCAACAAGGTATTGATGTAAACCCTATCGATCCACTTTCTATAATCTCTAAAAAGAGTGAGCGAGCCGATACTCTGGTGAAAAGCTTGAATTTGCTGTGGGTTGTACTGCCACAAAGCCCTTTGAGCTAACAAGATTGACTCCATTGGAATTTTGAAATTCCCTGGAGCGTTGGGGTTTGACGTATCGCCACCAGAGGGGCCAGTATATTCGTCAACCGTGATGATGATTTTGTTTTTGAGGATGTCACGGGAATTCGCAGTACCAATGGTTTGCGTTGGTGCGCGGCGGCGGGATTCTAGGGTGAAGCTGTCATCTTCCCAATATTCATATCTATCAAGCTGTACGGATTTGCCACGGGTAGCACTGGCATCCCAAACAACCTGCGGCTGACAGACAAACTTGGCTATGAATTGGGCATCTGGTCTTAAAAGTTCTGCCCCTAAAATTCTGGGAAAATCATCGTCTATCCACACAGGATCTGTCCTTTTATGAAGTGGGCAACTTAGGACAGAACTGATTGATACGTTAATTAACGCCCTGGACTAATCCTTCCAGGGTTTTTTATTGTCCCTACCCCCTAAAACCGGAGAGTATTAGCGAGGAAGTTGGCATTTGTATTGCGGGCTTGGTTGTAAGCATCCACCAATCCTTGAGCCGCTGCAAACCGATTTTGCTGTTCATTTTGAGCCATGTTGTTGTAAGTCTGCTGGCGCATTTGATCAGCGTTCAACCCACGTGCAAAAGACTGATTCTCCATACCCACGCCTTGCTGAAATCGCATGTCTTCTTGAGCGCGGCGTGAGGCGTGATTAGCTAGCTCATTGAGGTCAAATCCAAGGCTTTGAGCATGGTTGAGAACGTCGTCATAATTACGCCCCGCTGTCGCTGCTCTGCCAGCAAAATTCCCAGCAAAAGCCGAACCTGCATTCGCAGCAGCACCGGCGGCCGCGCGGCCTAGAGAATTTGCAATTGGGACGAATGCCATATTTTTTCCTCCTAGTTGATTAATGACCATTGATTATTACTGACCAAATAAGCCAGAGATATCCTGACTAGCAAGCTGATCTACCACCTGCCAAGCCATACCAGGGTTCTGTTGCCAAGCTTTCTGAAGCTTGTCGCGGTTTGATGAGAGTGCCACACCGCCAGGAGGAGGAGCAGCAGGGAATGATGGACGACTAAAAGCGTTGGGAACAGGAGCGCTAGGGGTAACTAGTCTCCTCTGCTGTGGCGGATCTAGCTGCAAGTACCAATCAGCACACTGCACTGGGTCTGTGAGAATTTCCCAGAGCTTTTGAATCATCAAATCCTGAGCGCCGCTAAATTCCCCCAGGACTACTGCATTCGTCGCCAAGGGACCTAAAGCGTTTAGCGCCTGATCGGCGATCGCCAGTGTCTGTTCTTGCTGTTGCAGTGCTCGCAATGCCTGGGAAAAATGCCCGACTATTTGATCAGCGATCGCCAATTGTTGTTGCTGCCCTGCAAACAGCGCAACAATTTGATCAGCAATAGCCAATTGTTGTTGCTGTTGAGCAAACGCCTGGGTTATTCGGTCAGCAATAGCCAAAGTTTGTTGCTGCGATCGCACCACATCCTCTAGCCAGCCCACATACTCCGCAGCCTGGCTAGCGCTTACCCCTAGACTGTTTGCCGTTGCCTGTCTGTTGCTGTTGGGCGAAAATGCCCCAAAGCTCTGGGGATACTGCAATGTCTGCTGGAAGCCCTGAGGGATAGAAATTCCAACTTGACTGAATTGGTTGTCCGAGATGTGCGCCGGAATTGGTGACTGTACCACCTGGGGCGGGGACGGGGCTATTCCAATCCGCCCTTGAACCATATCCAGGAGGCGGTTGGTAACTTGTCCCCACTCCTGGGAGCTGGGTTGGGAGACCTGCGGCAGATGTGGAACTGCGGGAATCCCTTGGGGCATAAATGCCGGGGTTGGGGCTAGCTGTGGGGCTGCTACCATTTGTTGTTGTTACATCACTATATGAAGTCGAGCCAATACTGCTGTTGGTTTTTGGGCTATTGAGTTGATCTGCTTCGTCGTAGGTTGCCCCATAGGAAAATTCTTGGGAAACCAACGACAAAGCCTGTTCTATCAAAGGAGTGATATCAAGCCGCACTCCCAACGGCATAGTCGGGTCAAGGGGATCAGGCAATCCCAGAAAAGATTGATAAAGTCCTATCAATTGGTTGATTGCCTGTACCTTGTTTTGAGTGGTTCTATAACTAAAATTCCCACTCTGCATTGAGGCGATTTCTTTATCGGTTTTGTCAGGAAACAGAAAGCGTAAAACGTGTTCGGTGTTGATGCCAGCTTCAGCCAAATTTCGCCCAACGATGGACTTATCCAAAATCTCCCGTGAAGTGTCTGGGAAAATTTCGCTAGTGAAGCGCCACTCCATGGTGCGATCGCCCATTGGCGGCATTCCAATTACACCACCGGGGACAGCATTGAATTCTATAAGCAACTGGCAGATATCATCTGTGATGTCTTCAGGGGATTCTAATTGAATGTCCTTTCCCTTAAGTCCAATTCCCTGCTGTTTGTAAATATCAACCAGTAGTGCTTTAAATTTGAACTGTTTTCCTTGTTGAATTGCGATCGCAAATAGCGACTGTTTAAACAAGTTCTCTTCGGCCAACAAAATCATTTCAAAAACCTTGCACAGACCGTAGTCATACAAAGCGAGACATTTCTTTCTGGCAGTCGCCGCCGTCGATCCACTTCTGACCTTTATCTCATAGGCCGTTGCACCAGAACGAATGCCCAACGGGTCAACCCCACCCAAGGCCGTATGCAGCTGTTCGCGGTACTCACGCTGGTATAAATTCTGGTCGCCGGACACCGGGTCAACTTGGATGTAACCGACTCGCTCATCTGGCCCGATACCGCCGATGATGGCAGCTACTTTTTCCCCGCCGTCAAACTGGTTGCGTTCTTTTGGATCGGATTTTGCTGTGCTGGGATAATATCCAGATTGTGAAGCGACTGTGGGAACAAAACCTGAGAAAGACGCCGCTTCCAAGACTTCAGCCCGCGACCTAGTAGTAACAAGTGTCGGGTTAGCAAACAGCGACAAGTTCCGGTTGATTGTCGTCAGCATCTTGTTATGACGCTCGATTGGCTTTTTCAGCCAGTGAAACTCACTCGTCCCTGGTTGTCCTGGGCGGGTAGGGTGATTGGGGATGACTACGCAGGGGATGAACCCAAGTGTGTTTTCTACAGTCTGAACATTCGGGTCTTGCAGGTCAATGTCTGAGGTGATTCCATTGAGATTGGGCTTTGTCCCTAAGTCATGCTGGCGAATTCTATCCTTGCTAATTTCCAATTTAATCCAGCGTTCTTCTTCTATCCCCGTTGAAGAACGGCGTTTGTAAGGGTAGGCGATGACCACGCTTTCTAGATCCCGTCCCCCTGGCTTATAGTAAGCCTTGTATTCTGGGTTAGGGTCGGTGATGCCTCCGTGAAACCAGCTAATTTCGTAGCTGTCCCCAGTGGGACGCAAATAAAAGAGAATTTCCCCGCAGCTGAGGTACAAGTCCCAGATGTAATCAAGGTACAAGTCCATTCGGTTGTATTTCCAAATGGATGATATGAATTTTTTCCTCTCCCCGGTCGGGTCTTGGACTGGGTAAATTTCAATTCCTCTAGCACCAAACAGCTTTAACTGAGCAAGATGATTGGCGACAATCAGCGATTCGCCACCGCCGTTGCCGTCACGATTTACAACTGCTTGGATAATGTTCTCTAGGGTCATAGCGAAAAGCCAGCTTGCCTGTTCCGAGCAGACAAGCCAGCCCAAAACAATCTCATAATAGATACCCTAAGTTGCCCACTTCCCAAAACAGTGCTAAGTAATGAGTGTTGAGTGCGCTCATTAAAGATGATTCCTCAAGAATTGTTGAGTTTAGCTTGCCGGGAATTTCCGACGTACAACCAAGCGATCGCGGCTTCCCATTTTGACGGGGACAGTGTTGAATGGGCGGAAGCGCCTGAGATGCCGGTTAGGTCACTAGACGAAAATCCTTGCTTAAACTTTCAAATCACAAGGCGGACAATGCGCGTACAACAGTTGCCGTCTGGCTTTTGGGCGTGGATACCCGGTCATCCCGATGACCTAGCTATTGTTGCCGAACACAAAAGGGAAAGCAACAAAAAGTTTGGCGTCACCCTACTCCTGACAATGGAACAAATTATCGCGCCAGAAATGGATGAGCAATGTTTACAAGCGGCACGACAAGGTGCGAGGCGAAGGCTGGCTTATCACTTCCTCGAAAACATTCAAGAAAGCAAAATCTACCGCACTGCCTACATCGAAAGGATTGGGAAAATTGCACACTACGGACGAATCGTAGATAAAATTTCAGTCGGCTTGCTTTACGCTGAGGAGGTCTACAGCGATACTCCCTTACAGGAGCCTTCATGATGGACGAAAAACAGAGGTATGAAGAGTCTAAAAAACAGTTACAGTTACCGTCCATACAAAAACCAGGCTTCACCTGGGACGTAACTCTGCTTCCACTTCCTCCAGCATTTGTAACCGAATTGCACAATGAACTTATTCTGGAAATGGCAAGACTAGGCGTGTCACCTTGGGATGTTGAGATGGTCTTTAAAGACAACGTATTGATACTGCGATCGCGCTCAACCTATGTGCGAAAAGATTGAAACTTGGCTCCAGGCGATAGCCATTGCAACGGCTAACGTATGCATGATTGCTTACGGTGGGATGTGGAATATCGATATATCCCACATTCCGCACCCTAAGGTGTCACACAGCATAATCACTTAATTTCTTCCAGGTTGGAAGTTACAAATTATGCTGATAAAACTTTTGCTCTCCGCGAAAACAAGGTTTTTGAGTATATAAACTAGCTCTGTATTCTTCTAAAAAACAGTAAAAACCGATTGTGACAGTTGAGGGTGCGGAATGTAGGATATATTTGCTTGCTTCAATGAACCATCTTCTTTCAAGATATCTAGGCTCATGCCACTCAAGAAAAAGGTTTACTGGCAAATCAAACAATTGATTCATCGCTGCGTCGCCAATTTCCTCTTGAATTGGTAAGGGTATATGCTTACTCCATTCCATAATTTTTTATATCAAGTGTTTAAGTAACTTCTAGCTTACGTCGCCCCATCAACCCGACAAGGCAATACACAAGGGCATCAACGCAGTCATCCTTGTCCATTGCTCCAAAGTTAATTAATTCATCAATCAACCGTCCCATCATCCGGTACTGGTTGAACGTGACAAGCCCATTTTGAAATAATCCCGACACACCCCGCAGCCGTTGTAACTTGTCCCCCTTAGTCGTCGGCTGCTGGTATTGAATATTGAAAATTTCTTTTTCATTCACCAAATAGTGTGTAAAGTCGCCTTTGAGAGAACTTTGATAAGCCACAGCTTCAGCACACAAATTCATTGGCACTTCACCCCAGTCTTGCCACAGTTCAATAATCTGGTCGAGCTTTTCAATATTTCCGCTCCATCTACCCCGCCGGATATCTAGGATGTAAAATTGATTGCCAACTCGACCGCCCAAGATGAACACCGTGTAATCAGACCGTTCCTTGAGTGAGGCTGACAAGTCACCGCCGATGCACAACGCGTCAAACCTATCGGGGAACTCACCGTGTTTAATCCACAGGGGGTTAATGGAAGTTTCTGACGACCGCATCACCCAGTTCTGGTACTGGAACGAGAACGCGACCGGGTTGTCTTCCCTCAGCCCTTGCAGTTCTTCTAGAGTGAAGCGTCCGGGCCAGTAGCTTGCCTCCTCGCCGTCATCGTCGTCAATGATCGCCTGCTGGATAATCTGCTTCCAGCCTTTAGCAGCTATGAAATCAGTGCAGTGAATGTCATCGGCACGGAACCGAGTGCCGATATTCACCATCCGTCCCCCAGGCTTGAGAGTTGGCCTAATCACCTCTGAATAATTAGTGGTGATTTTCTCCCGAACTTCTGGGTTCTCAATCGACTCAGAAGATTTGATGATGTCGTCGTAAACCACCAAATCGCTCCGGCGACTGGTGATTGACCCGGTGATGCCAGTTGCATAAAAAGTGTAATCACTGTCGAGGCTGTCAACCCCAGCGAAATCTTTCCTGATTTCCCAATCGGTATCGCTCCATCGCTTCCCAGGTAATACATTTGAGAAAACTTCCCGATACTTGGGACTCTCAATAATTCGCTTGATAATCCGCGATCGCGAAAGTGCTACCGACTCCGAGTAAGAAACATAAATAATCTGAATGCTGGGATTGTGACCAATAATCCATGCCACCCACATGGCAATCCAGGTACTTTTAGCACTTCCCCTTGGTGCAAGAATGCTGAGATTATCACCGGCAACTAGTTCAAGTCCCTGAGAAGATTTCCCGGTAACTAACTCAGTTATCCAATCAAGGTGATGAGCAGATGCTGCTTTACCGCATACATACTCAGCGAAGTAAGCAAAATCATTCCAGGCTCGTAGAGCATCTGGCGATCGCGCTGCAATGGTGGCAGATCTGGCGGCTTCACGAGCTTTCTCTCTATACTGCTTATAGGTTTTTGTCGCCATATTTACCCATGAACAAAGCAGAATTAATACAAGCCGCAGCCACAAAAGCGGGAGTTAGCCAAAAGCAAGCCCAAGCGGTGTTAGATGCCACAATCGAAGCCATCGTTGAGACGGTTTCTACAGGACGTAAAGTTATGCTGGTTGGATTTGGCTCATTCGAGGCGAGAGCCAGAAAAGAACGCGAAGCTCGCAATCCCAAGACCAACGAGAAGATGATCGTCCCCGCTACCGTTGTCCCCGCTTTCAGTCCCGGCAAACAGTTCAAGGAGTCCACAGCTACTCTTCCTCAAGCCGGGTAAGCACACCCTTGGCTGCCTCTGCCAACGCTGTTTCAAAGGGTGTATCAGCAAAGATTAGTCTTAACTCTTGAATTGCTCGATATGCCCCCGCCGTCTCCAGAGCCTTGCGATCGCGCACATACTTAAAGCTATTCACAGCCTCCGCACAAGCCCGAACCTCTCTTGATAACTGCGGAATCGCCACCACCAGTTGCTCCAGGCGCATCTCGCTAAAGCCCTCACGCGCGGATAAAGCACTGGTTAGCTCATCGATGAGGTTAGCGTTAATTATCAATAATTTCTGTAAGGCATCCTCAACCTCCACACCAGAGAATGCTGCTGCGATCGCATTGAATTTTCTCGCCTCATCTCCAACTGGGAAAAATGCCCGATACCAATTCTGCACAGCTGACTGCGAAACCTTAAACCCCCACTCCTCCAGTAGTTGCCGAATGGCTGTGGTGTTACGGTTGTGCTTACAAAACTCGTCAAATTCCCGCAGCCGTTCGGCACTCATCATTGAGCGCACTTGATCCACCTTGTGTTGTGGGGTGTTCCTAGTCACAAATGTTTACAGATAGTGAGAGTTAGCGTCTGTTGCGGAAAGCTGCGATCGCGGCGCTGCGATCCTCAGACTTTTCACGTTGTTTTAAATTGCTACGCAGGGAAGCCATATCGCGCTCCTGCCCGAAGCCAGATTGCTGCATTCGTTCGCGGGAAGCGATTTGGGCAGCTTCACGGCGTTCGGCAGAGGCAAAAGAATCGCCTTGCAAAGTGCGATTCTGCTCAAAATCCTGGCGACTAAAAGTAGTGCGCTGCCCAAAATCTCGCTCTGATTCCTGCTGGCGATATCCAAACGCCCTAGATGCATTGGTTTCGGCTTCCTGCTGACGCTGGTCAAAACCTACCTTCCAGAGGTCTTTCATTTGCTGCAACCGATCAGCAGCTTGTTGTTGAGCAGTGGCACGAATTTTTTCAGGGGAGTTCTGCTCGGCAAGATACTGCTGGTATTCGGCAAGATTCATTGGCTTGCCATTGAGCGAGAAGACAGCGGTGTTGCTACTCCCGCTAGAAATTGCACTCATCGTCGTCATTAAAACCACCTCCAACCAGATTCTCCGGGATTACCCGCGACAATTGAGGTTTCTTGGCTGATACGGGCTAATCTTTCTTGAGCAGCCAACTGAGCTGCTTGTTGAATTCGCTCACTAGTTTGTCGTTGCTGATTCAGTAACTCCTGGTTGTAGCGATCGCGGTCAGCTTGTGCCATTTGCCGCCCAGATTCTTCTTGTGCAGACCGCCGTTGAAGCTCTGCTTCCTCTCGCATCATTGCTACTTTTGGGTTTAGGGTCTGCTGGTACTCCACCCTGGGCATATATGGAGATCCCTTGATTTGTGGCCGGTATACATAGAGACCATCTTCGTAACCAGAGAAGCTACCACCAGAGCGATTAGCCTCTTTGTCTCTTGCCTCTATTTGGCGGTTGAAATCATTCTGTTTGGACGCTTCGTCTCTAGCAGCGCTGGCAGCCGCCATCTCCCGCTGGCGACTAAAAGAAGCTTGCTGATTTTGTTCGGCATAATATTGTTGGCTCGAAGCATCTCTATTTGCCGCAGATTCAACAATCCTCATCAATTGAGACGGATCGTTTTTTTGCTGCAAAAAACGTTCGGGGTTCTCATTGCTGTAATTTTGTAGCCTTTGGATGTAGGGGTTTGTGTTTCTAGACCCGGTTTTGGTGTTGGTTCCTGGCATGGATTAAAGTCGAGTTCTGTCCTAACTTGCCCCAGTTCGGCGTAAGCTCGATTACCATTGAGAACTACGGTTCTCAAAAGTAATTTATGAGTGAAGAATTAGCTAAAAAAGCATACTTTGCTTACGGTCAAACTACAAATTTAAAAAACTATCAAGGCTTGCCTATGCCTGAATGGGAAAATCTCCCAGATACAATCCAAAAAGCTTGGATCAATGCTAGTGATGCGATCGCATTGGATTTGCAAATAGATTAGGTATGCAAGAACTAATAGTGTTGAAATATGACTCTTATCACAATGCGATCGCATGGTTGGATAAAAATCCCGGAATGGCTGTAGAGGGAGAAGATTCTCTTTTTTCTTTGCCTAACAGCGCCCCATGCTTAAACATCATTTTCTCTAGTCTCATGAGCGAAGCAGACAAACTGATGGTACTAGAGTGGTTTCCCAACGCTAAAGATGTCAACAATATCCGCTTAGGCTTGGGCTATGCACCCTTAGAACACCCGCACTCAATGTACATACTGCATAACTGGACTCGCAATCAGGTTATTGAAGTCCTAAAGAAACTTGGTGCGGTTGTGAAAAAATCTCCTTGCTGCATGGAGATAATGACCAATAATGAGATATTCTCTCGTTTAGAAGAGATGGAAATCAGGCTTGGAAAGCCTCTGAGTCAAGCAGACCCTAATGAATTGGGTGATTTGTATCGTAAATTATATCCGGGCTGAAGTAATGCAATTTGTTCTACAAACGCCACAAAGTAATTATTTGAATGAGGACAACAAAATAGTTTTTCATCTGTTTCTGGCTGCTAGATTTAATTCCTTAGAGGAAGCAGAGCAAAGAAAAAGAGAATACGGGGACAGATGCTTAGTAGTTGCTATATTGCTCTGGCAGGTTAAAGAATTTGGTAGAGATATCTATTTGACCGAAAAAGGGATGCAGAAACTTGAGGACATAAAAATAAAAGACATCAAAAACTTTGAAGGCGATCGTGAAGCAGCTTTAGCTATATCCAAAGTGCAAACTGTTTACCCTCTAGAAATAGTTTGTTTTGCACAAAGGTTTGAGCCGTCAATTTCTTGTCCCCAGTGTGGGAAAATTTCGCATAATCAAAATGATATCATTCACAAATACTGTGGCTATTGTCATCAATTCCACAGCGACATGAAACGCCCAAGTTTTCAACCTCAAAATCAAGCTCAAAAAATTTCTGACATTTAGAGTTGAAAATGATACTCATTTCTGGCAGCTAAAAATAAAGCCTGTCGATGAGTCTGTAGTGCAGTACTGGTGGGAATCATAGGGGTATAGCATCTGGGGGAGACTATGACCACCGAATTATTCAAACTCTATCGGCAAAACCCATCGCGGCAACTGCGCGATCGCATCTTCAACCACCATTACAAACTAGCTTGCGAGATTGCCCACCAGTTTAGAGTGTGTTGCAGCGAGCCACTTGAAGACTTAATACAACTGGCTGCAATGGGACTAGTGACAGCTATTGAGCGCTTTGACCCAGACCGAGGCAATGCTTTTAGTTCTTTTGCTTGCCCATATATCAAAGGCGAAATTTGTCATTATTTGAGAGACAAAAGTAGCACTGTAAAAATTCCCCGAAGTCTTCAGACTTTGTATAAACACGGGAGAAAATTGCAGGATGAATATGGGCAGCAGGGGATACTTTTGACTGACAAACAAACTGCGATCGCGTTGGGAGTTGATGAATTAAAATGGCGGGATGCTAAAACTGCGTGTACAAACCATCAGCATGTAAGTATTGACAGTTTGCTTACAGCGACAGAGCCAAGTGTTGCAATTAATAGAAATGCATACAGATCCTGCACCGAAGACGCACACATAGCAAAACTTCGCTTGTCACTGGATCTCCAATTGACAAGTAACGACAAACAAATTGACAGCACTGCTGTGATAGAAACCCTGCCACTGGATAATCTCGACGATAAGAGCCGGAGGTTGCTAGAGATGATGTTCTTTGAAAATCAACCACTTAAGGAGGTGCGGCGGGGTGCTAGAGCAGTCGGCATCAAAGCCAAAGATGTTAAGCCAATGCTCCTCAATGCTGTGTTAAGTCTGGCGTAGGATGATGCAAGCTTTGAGGTTGTGGTTTGGGTTTTGCAATTCCTGCCGAATTCTTTCCTTGAGCAAGCCCAACCAATCGACACGCTCGACTTGATTATCCCAAGTTAGCGATGATGACTTGTTCGGCTCGTGAGGAATTCTGAGGGTGTGGAGTGCAACGCCAAGGACGGCTCGAAAAGGTGACGCTTCTCCAAGTCCGCTACTTCTAATTCCAAGCCCCTGCAAGTCAACATCCCAAATGCCAATGGGATGAATGCTGCCATTGCGTTGGATGCAAAATACTGCAAACCGATGCGTAAGCGGAGAGTTGATCTGATAGTCCATAGGCGGAACGCGGATGGGGATACCATCGAATTCCCCAACCAAATCCCAAAGCAACTCTCGCAAACGGTCAAGCGTGATGAGGTAATCAAATTGTCCGTAGATCGAAACGATTCTGTAGGTGGCGACTTCTCCTGAAGTTTCGCGTTCGATTCGGAGAACAGCGCAATTTCTCCCGTCCCATCGCTTAAGGATTTTTGGATAAAGACGGCGCTTTCTTTTTGGCTGAAATAATAATTTCCTAGCCCATCGCCGTAACTGTTTAAGCCATCTTTTGACCACATCCTATTTCTTCCCAACATAGAAGTTACCAAGGAAATGACTGACTTGTTCGGTTGGGGAAACTCTGATTAATCCCCCCAACCCAGAGATCATAGCAATTCGCTCTATTGATTCCCGAAAAGCTAAGTTGCCCGCCCAGGCATCCTTCATGGTGATGCCTACCGGAAGGGCAAGGAGAAGCCACAGCAGTATCTCGAATGGGTCTAAATGAATTTTTCGATCTTTTTGGAAAACCAGGGTAATGCCATCATCCCGTCTGCGGTTGGGACAAGTTAATGAACATTGTTCAGGGTCGGGCTGCTCAAAGGATTCCACTGCCATAAGTGATGAACTATACCCTAAGTTGCCCTAGCTTGCCGCTTGGAGACTCAGTCCGTTTAGTGTGGTTTCTAGCCAGCAGATATCTTCTGGAGTAAGTAATAGCTTGGCTCGTCTCCAGATTTCAGCAATTTCTTTTTGCTCATAGTAGGTAGTCAAAGCTTCACTCAGCCTTGATAAGCTTTCTGTGTTTTTATTGCAAATAGCAGTAATTAATCTAATAGCCGCCCAACCCTTACCATCAGTGGATTTTACGGTTAATTTCATAACTTTTGTAATTATTCTTTAATATCATAATTGTGTAGTTGAAAGTTATACAAATAACTCAGTGTAGGTACTGGACTTGGGCAGCTTAAAGTATGGAAGAAGCTGCTTTGATCCAAGTAAGTAACACCGCATCATCACTGACAAATAACCCGGCTGCTGTTTATCTGGCGTCGTTAGGCAAAGGAAGCCGCCGCACCATGAGACAGGCACTGGATGCGATCGCACTCCTCGCCACCAATGAAACTTGCAACGCGATGACTTGTCCGTGGGGACTTTTGCGCTATCAACACACAATGGCTATTCGCTCTGGCTTGATGGAGAAATACGCCCCCGCGACGGCAAACAAGATGATGGCAGCGCTGCGGCGAGTACTGAAGGAAGCCCAGCGCTTGGGACAAATGACGGCGGAGGATTACGCCAAAGCTAGCGACATTAAGCGGGTGAAGTCCAGTGGACTGTTAAAAGGTCGGGCTTTGTCATCTGATGAGTTGGGAAAATTGCTCAATGTCTGCATTGAGGATGAGTCGGTATTTGGCATTCGAGACGCAGCGATGTTGATGGTGTTGCGGGTTGGGCTGCGGCGAAGTGAAGTTGTCAATCTGGATTTATCTGATTTTGACCCTGAAGAAGGTAGCGTGAAGGTGAGAGGAGGGAAGGGACGTAAAGACCGGATCGTGTTTTTTCCCGAAGCCGCGATCGCGCACATCCAAAAATGGGTTACAACTAGAAGCAATGATCCAGGACCGTTGCTGCTTCCCATCAGCAAAGCTCCTTATGTGGTGTGGCGGCGGCTCTCGGATCAGGCTGTAATGTCCATCATGTTGGCGCGTGGTGCAGCCGCAGGGATTGGGGATTTTACGCCGCATGATTTTAGAAGGACTTTCGCCGGCGACTTGCTAGATGCTGGTGTAGACATTGTGACAGTGCAAAAGCTGATGGGACACGCCGACCCGGCGACCACTGCCAAGTATGACCGCCGAGGGGATGCGGCGAAGAAGCGGGCGGTCAATCTGCTGAGTTTGTGATGAAGCAGGGGAGCAGGGAGGATGAGGGGGATGAGGGAGTGCGATCGCGGTGAAGAGAGCAGGGGAGCAGGGGGAGCAGGGGGGCAGGGGGAGATGAGGTAGAAGGCATCGCTCTTTTGTCATTAGTCATTGGTCATTGGTCATTAGTGCGTAGCTTGCCGCCGTAGGCATCGCATCTCACTGGGAAATCTTCTCACTCTATCTCGCTTGTTAAGTATTTTGGTGGCTGTCTTTTGCCTTCGCGTTCCTGCTTGATATACAGCACCATCTTGTTTGACACCCCAAGATACTTACCGATTTGGCGGCTACTCCAGGTGCGACGCGGGTCATGTGGTGGTAGTTCTTCTATCAAGTTGAGAAACAGGTTGACCGCTTCTCGCTTTTCCCGGCTGGTTAACCTGGGAGTTAACTGCACCAAGTTGGTCAAAGGTTCTGGTTGTGATTGGGGCTGCGGCTGTTGAACAGATGGAAGCGATAGTGTCCTCTGGTGCAAGGCTTTTGTTTTTTCAAAGGCGTTACGGAGTGTGCCGGTTTGCTGGTGTATGGCTGTGTGGATAGCACGGTTTAGGGCTTGGGATGCTTGAATATGTGATTCAATGACTTCGGACATTTCACCCATCAGTGAGAGCATTTCAGGGTTGTTGGATGATGCTAGAGGGTTTTGTCCTGTGGTCATCCACTCCCGCACCCATCGGGAAACTTGAATTGCAAACCAGGGGTTACACCATTGAGCTAGTTGAATCGCTAAGTCAGGTGTCAACCAAGTGCCGCCACCGTTCTCTGGCGAACCACGTTTAACAATGACCAAAGACGGATAAGCGGCTGAAACCCTTGTCTTATCTGAATTCGGCTTTTTATCCGAATTGGGTTTAATACCTAAGTCATCGGCCAAAGCAACAACTAAATCCCATGTTTCATCGGTTTTGAGCCAGTCAGAAACATCTTTTTTGTGTGCCACACACATTGCTGTGCCATTAATGAATCCGTCTTCTACACGCTGCTCGACAGCAACACCGTTAACTTCTCGACTAACTTTGTAAATATCTGTCATAATAATCGTGGAATTTGAAACATATAAGGGGCTGACAGCGCAACTCGTCAGCCCCTTATTATTTTCAATACCACAAATTACTGAGATTTTATAAGAAATATTTAATACTGTATTTGGGTAATTTTCCCACTTAGAATAAGCAGGGGAAAAGAGAGGTTGATTTGTGAAGGATTAATCATATTCCGCTACCACCATTGCGATCGCGGAGGATGCGGAGTATTTCTGCTACATCTGTTTTTAACTGATTCAGGTCATTGTCAATGCTATTAAACCGTTCATCTTGGCGGTCAAATCGTCTAGTAACTTGTGCAAAATTGCTATTGGTGGTTTCAGCAAAGTTGTCTAGCCTACTGTATATCTGGGCGATCGCTGCTTGGGAAGTCCCTATGGTTCCTGTAAGTATTTCAAGGCTGTTTACCCGTTGAGTTAGTGCGGCTAGCCGAGTGTTAATGTCTTCAAGTTGTGCGTCTGTCATGCTGTTTTATCCGTGCGATCGCTGTTCTAAGGGTAATGAAGGGAGGGCGATAAGATCGATCATAGAAGGGTTAATCATCACCAACCTTTTCCTCTTCAAATAAATCTGTGGGTTGGCATTCAAACAGATTACAGAGTTTTGCAACTCTAGCAAACATTTTTACGCCCTCTCTGCTCTTTTCCCAGTTCCGAACAGTAGATACATCAACACCTAGCGTCTCCGCAATTTGACGCTGTGTTAACCCTTTTTCTTCCCTAAGTTTTGCAATCCTCGACACGTAGTTTTCTCCCATGCATTAATTCATAGCACTAATATAGCATGATTTTCTTCATGTTAACTAGTTGATGGTGTTAACTAGTTAACGCATAATAGACATAGAGAAAGCGCTACCGACTGGACATCTGAAGCGCTTCTCTATTCCAAAAACTATGGAGATCATGATTATGACATTCTTCACCATCAACGCTCAAGCTACCGCACAGACAGAACTTGCCCCCGACTTTGAAATTGACTCTGTAGAAGATGAAGATTTTGGTACTCTCTACAGACTTTGGAAAAGTTATCACTTTCTCGGTTCTTTTTACCAAAACTTAGACGGCAAATGGACTGCCCAACCAAGCAATACTGATTGTAAGCAAGAGTGTGATACAGAATATCAAGCCCAGCTTGTAATTCTTGCCATGCTCGGCTTAGTCGTCCCGACAGCAGCATAAAAGCCAATCCTAAAGAATGTTGAAGCGAAGGGGTGTGAAAATCACCTCTTTTTTTGCGATGCCTGCGGTGGGCTGCGCCTACGCAATTTTTAAAACCGCAATGTTTGGCTCATGAACCATGCACTTGTAGCTCTGTTTTGATTGTAGGAATCCAGCAGAGTTTGACAGGCAGAATCATAGTGGGAAACTTGTTGGTAAAAGGACAGCACAAAATCTGGGTCTATCTTGGGAAGCTGAGAAGCTAAAGCGTAGTTTTGAGTGAGCAATGTCAAAGGCTGTCCTCGGAGCAATATTGTCGGTGGCATGATGCAATTGGGGTTGTAAGGACTAAAGAGACCGTTAATACTGCCATAATTGCCATTGCGGTTTCTAATGCTGTAAATGGAACCATTGCTGCCATATATTCCTGCTGGATTAGAGATAGAGCTTGGGTCAACAGCTGAAGTTGATAATACCCCTAAAAATGCCCCGTCCGGTGCAACTATTGTTGCTTGCCCATCAATTGCCAACAAGAGTTCTTGGATGTTCATAGTCAATGGTCATTAGTTATTAGTCATTAGCTAACACCTGTTAGATCACGAAAACATCGACAGGGGTACTAATGTGCTGTGAAATTTTCCCAAAGAATATGAAGGATGCGATCGCGTTACTAAATTACCTGTGTAATGTATTTGATTTAAGTACAACATTCCATAGGTAATTGAGGAGTGCGATCGCGGACACTATTCACCCGTCGCCAGCTTGACAAACATTTCCTCAAAACTTATCCCTTCTTGGGCTGCTTGAAATGCTATGAGTTCGCACCATTCAGGAGTAAGTCGGCGTATCGAAGCACTCAAGAGGCTAGCTGAATCAGCTGCCACACCTCGCTTTTTTACCGCAGCAGCCGCCTTGAGTACCCAAAAATCCATGTCTGCCAGTTTAGCACTATGTATCCTTGTATCTTCTATTTGTGGCAACCTAGCGGCGATCGCTTCCCAATCTACGTTATTAATATCCATAAATTTTATTTTGGCGCGTTATTGCTCCATATATACACCAAAGTATAGAATTTATGCGATAATTCGCTCAAAAGGATAAGGAATGTGCCCCAGTGTCGTTAGCACTGGAAGCACAGCCCCACAGTAGATAGGCCCTACAGGAGGCAATCCAATCATGACACCCCGCGAACTCAAAGAAAAGTGGAATTTGAGCTACACCAAATTAGCCTTATTTCTGTGCCGCGATCAAAGAACGGTAGAGCGATATTGTAGCGTCTCAGAAAGCGGCTCAGAAATACCAGAAATGGTTATCGGCTATTGTTGGTTTCTCAACCAATGGTTTTCAACAAATGGAGTGACACCTCCACCTTTTATTTTTGCCCCGACATTCTGACGGATTACAACTCGTACAACTAACCGAAGACCGCAAACAGCGGTCTTTTTTAATATCTATTGGTGAAAGTAGCAATGCAACAACCAAAAATAAATCAATGCCAAATCCAGCTTACACACCTAACACCGTTTTAAGCAGCAGCAACCTAATCATTGACGACGAAACCACTACATATTCAGAGACAAAAACTGATAGCAAAGGTGATAAAACCACTACTGTTTATGAAGCTCCGACGCAAGATTTTGCTAATTCGCTTAGGCAGGGCAAAAAGTAAATTTACGCTTTGCAGATAAACCCAATCACCTACCATTTCAATTGCAAACATTGAGAGTTTAGGAAATTGCGTCTCAAATTCTTTCTAAAACAAACTCATTGTGACTTAGTGACACGGCATCATCGATACGCCCTTGCACAAAGTTGCAACGTAACAAAATCAACCTCTAAAACAACCTATTTGCCAGTAAAAATCAGCTTTTGACACAGAAAAATAGCAGTGGAGAACAGCAGCTTATTAATAGTCTTGGAGACTATTAAACAAGAAAACACTTTCAAAGATGGATTGCTGGACAATTTACTAACTCGTGGAGAGTGGGCGAAGGTATTAGGAATTCATCGCATGACAATTATGAGGTGGGAATCGGAAATAATTCAATCTGTTTCCCCAATTAAAAACGCCTACTTTGGAGATTCCAGAAGCATGAGAAGCAATTGCCTGGATAACTATCAACGTTTTATCTTGGCTTGCTTATTTGTAGTCAAAGGCGGCTTAGAAAACCGTTCTAGACCGAACAAGGAAGGAATTAAGTTTCTCAAGATAAACTTCACCCAACTAAAACGCGAACAATTCGAGGAATGGATTAAGTATGTTCACTCTTGAACAGTTGCATGAATACTTTGCTGATAGGTATACCCCAGAACAAGTAAATCGCGCTCTGCAAATACTTGCAGATAATGGGGCGGATATTGACATCAACTCAAATCAATTTTCGCTTGACATCACCGAGGAACTGGAGGAGATATTCAAAGCGGTTGGCGCGGCTCTCAACAACCAAAAGAAACTGGGGCAATCGGAGGATCTGACAGTAATCGAGGCTAATGCAATTGCCTCTAAATTCTCGCAACACTCCAACCCTCAACTAATGGCGGCAATGATTCGGGTGGTGACCGAAGAAGCGATCGCCCAAGGTGCAGCGTTGACTCAAATTAAATCCCACGTTTTGGGACAAGTTTTACAACAAGGGGATTTAGCAATCGCCCAATCAATCCTCAGTCGTGGACAACAGACATCTAATTATATCCAGGAGTTAGTAAACGATGGCTCACGCCTCAATAAGACAATCGCTGGGTATGGGGTAGAAGAGGTTGATATCGATGCATTTCTAGACGAAGTGCGCGGTAATTCAACCAAAGTAAAAAGCACCGTCGTCAAAGCGATCGCCCCTAGTCCCAACAAAAATTTTGATATTGATGCTTTTTTGTTGGAGGCAGGCGAGTAATGCTTAGTTCAAGGCAATGGCGCAAACACAAAACCAGTATCATTTTTGGCTCAATTGTATTTATCTCCCTCGCTTTCTCTAGCGGTGATATCTCCCGCAACATGCAATCAATCTCCAGCATCAAACAGCAAATTGCATCTCAATCCGAGAAACAGGCCAAGTTAGAACAGCAAGTGGCTTTTGAACAAGAACAAGCCAAGATTGCCAATACTAGATATCAAGAGGGTTGCATACCGATTGTTTTTGGAACTTACCCGAATATTCGTTACGTAACGATTGTTGAAGGTCAGGTTTTGACGGATAGGATTACAGGGCGCACGCTTCCAACAGGTACTAGAGTGTGTGATGCCAACGGGAATACGGGTGTAGTTGGAGAGAAAGGGGCGGTGGGAGAAATAGTCTTTACCGGCAACAGAGATATGGTTGCCAAACGACTCAAAAGATTCAGAGGCGGGATTTACAGCCAACCAATAGACACAACAGAGGCAATCCGTGATGATTAATTTCATAATGCCAAAAAAGCAAGGCGATAAAAGCAACAAACCCAACTCCTTGCTGAGAATCCTGTACTGGGGATTAGTAGCAGCTGCTATATGGTTTGCCTACCTTAATATCCAGCCCTATGAGAAAGTGGTGGCATTGCTTAGTGGCAAAGCTGTCAATGGTGCTTTTGGCTACTTAATTTCTGTAATCCCAATTGTCAACGGCATTGCCGCTATTATCGGCAAGGGAATTACTTGGATATTGGGGACAATTCTGTGGGGAATTATTCAAATCATTGAAGTATTACCTTTGATTCTCTACAGCAATGAAAAATTTGTGCAGACTGTTATTTCTTCAGCTGACAGTCGCAGTCAGTACCACCTGAAAGAGAATGACGATCCCACCTTAAAAATGTTGAAAAAGGCTTACAACAAGCTTCCTACTTCGGTGATTAGCAACCTTGAAATCCTCAAGGTGTTTACTTACACCATAGACTTTTTGATTTGCATTACCGTTTATTCGCCCGTGGCTAGTGGTAAGTTCTCAGACTTTTTCTTCATTCTTGCTACTGGTCAGTGGGGCAAACTGGACTACGGCAATCTTGCGTTAGCGTTTGTCACGTTATTTGCGATTGAAGTGATTATCAGCCTAATTATTTGGGTAGGGAAGTTAAGTTACGCGATTCAAGAGTCGTCAAAAAATTAAGGATTAAAGATGAAAAATTACTACAACGACAATGCGCCTATGATCAACGAGGAAGATGCGACTTCGGGTCTGGCAGTGAATTTTGAAGATGAAGTACGGATTCGTCCAAGCAATATTTCTGCGGAAAATTGCAAAAGCACCAATGATTATTCACAAGGACTTTGCTCAACAACGTACAAAGATGATCCTGGATGTTGTGGCAAAACCGAATCTAGGCAACAGTAAAAATGACGAGATTTGATATACAAAAAAACCAGAGATCCCCCGAAGAATGGTCGGGAATTGCTTTCAAGCAAACCACAGAAAACAACATCCAATGGAAGATAGCACTGGGTATAATTGTCGCTGCTGTCGCTGCTAGTGCTACTTCCCCAATCACCGGAATAGCGATCGCCCTTTGGTCTATTTTCAGCGCCTGGCAGCAAGCGCGGGAAGTGCAGCGAAATCAAGCAGCAATTAGGGAGTATGGATGCGTGGCTCATGTGCTGGACGGTGATGATTTCCGCGCCTATTACCAGCAAGTGGGGAAGGACGCAATACAAACAGAATTAAATTTTGCAAATAAACAAGGCTATTCACTCTCGGACACGGCCTTAGATTATCTGGAAGAAAAGTCAAGGGTTGACGATGAACCCTCAACAGTCAACAGTCAACAGTCAACTCTCACGGAATCATCCGTTCATGAAACAAGTAACGTGTTTGACATAGTTAAGGCGATCGCATCTCCCGTACAAAACTGCATTATTTTAGGTGTTGGTGGCAGCGGTAAAGGGATACTAGTTTCCAATGCATTACGCAGAATCAAAAAAGATTTTCCTAACCGCAAGATTTTTTATATTGACCCTAAAAACGAAGAGGGTGAGTATGGGTATCTGGAAGGTGTAGTAGACGTGATACGTCGAAAAACGTGTAAAAACAAATCTCCAGAGGAGATATGCGACTGGCTTGATGGGGTTTTAGACGAATACATCGAATGGGCTGACCAGCAAGAGGAATCTTTGCTCGTAGTCGATGAGGGGATGGTAATTGGGGACGCTTGCAAAAAAACTAAAAACACCCGCATTGGAACCCTCATTTTACACATCTCATCTTTGGGTGGCGCTGGCAAACAAAATGTATGGTTGATGACACAAACTCCCTACGTTGGCGCGATGGGATTGAATTTAACATCATCTAGTCAAATGAAATGGGTAACACTTATCGGACAAAACGATGCTGGCGTGCTTAAGCAGTGGGCTAAAGCATCGACTATGGAAACCATCGGCTTAGACCGACTTGAAACTCTAATTAAAGAATCTCCCGTAAACCGTGCCGTTTATTGGGGTGGGCATTCAAAATGGTACGCATTGCCAGAGCTGCCCAATTATTCGGCAATCGACCGCGACAATAATAAACCTGCCAACAACGCACTCCAGCAACAACAAGAAGCGAAAAAACGTACAGCTACCCAAGTGTTGATTAGCAAACTAGAGCGCACCAAGTATTTAGATTTAGATGAATTCATTATCAAGGAATTGGGTGCGGGCGATCGTCTGACCGAATTAAGACAAGCAATCGTTAAAACCATCAAAAACGCTAATCACGATGGATTAGCACACAAATTCAAAGTTGATTAAGGAAGTAATCCAATGGCATCGGGGAAATGGCACGACCTCTCTATTTTGTTTTCATCTCCAATAGTTGGGGGAATTTCTTATTACATAACTAAAGATTGGACGATAACTAGTATTTTTACAAGCTCATATTGGATCGGAGGAATGTACTTATCGCCAGATTTAGATTTGCATTCAAATGCTTATGCACTTACAGCTAGAAATTTTCCCAGATAAAAGCTTGGGGGAAATGTAAAGTTTTAGAAAAAAATGTCTAGTATCAGCTAAACCTGAGATCGCTGATCGCATCTCACACATGGATTCAACTAGATGAAGATTGTCAAAGAAATTTACACCGCATTCAAAGAGTTATACGATTCGCTCATATTTTGGCAGGTGTTGGGCATTTGTTTCATGTGCTGGCTTGTTGCAATTGTCATCTTTGGACATCAAAGCTTGTTGACATTGATGGTTTGCTTTATCCTTGCGTTCTTGGCGCACTATGCCGAAAAACTTACCTAAGATTCCTCCCAAAACCGCTTCAACATTTCTTGTTTTCGCTGTTGCTCTTGGAGCGATAGCTCTTGTGTGAATTGCTGGATTTCGGAGCGTTGCCTTTGTCTGGCTTCTTCATCTGAGAAAGGCAATATCAGCGATTCACCCTTACCCTGATGAGAGGGGCGGAAATTACGCCGACGGAAGATGTAGCGGAAGTGGCGTTTGTCTTGTGGTGGTAGTTTCCGCCATACGTCCTCATCCCACCCTGGAGGAACAAAGTCAGATGATGGGGGCAGTAGGTTTTGAATTTGAGATTCGAGTCTCGCTATCGCTTCGCTTTGAGCTATTAATTTCTTTTCTAGCTCTGCAACCCTTGATTCCACCACATCCGACAAGGCTAGTTTGGCTTTGTCAAAGGCTTTGACCAGATGTCCCTTGCATCGTCTGACTTGTTCGGTGTTTCGACTATAGGTCATCAATAAAGTTGCTTGCTGTTCAGTCAATAAAGCATATTTTACTGAATTGCTTGCCCCAACTGAATTTGTGACAGTCTCCGTTTCAAACGCGACCTGTCCCCAGTCCTTTTCTATTTCTCCAATATACTTATCTAGCGTTGCCAAAAAGTTCTTGTGTTGGATGCCCAACTCTTGGGCTATCAGTCGAGAGTCAACTACTAGTACCCCAAAACGCTCAAAAACCGACAACTCAGCGGTCTGAATTTCTGTCATAATAACCGTGGATTTGAATATCAACTAAAGGGCTTGGCTGCGCTAACTTGCCAAGCCCCTATTAATTCCATACCATAAAATACTGAGATCTTATTAGAAATATCTGATACTTTAATCGGGTAATTTTCCCAGAGAGATACTGAAAGCAGAATTCAGAATTAGAGCGATCGCAACATTGGGAAAATTTCACAATGACTAAGGTACTTATTCTGAGGTCAAAATGAACACTCGTAGAGAAAACTGGAAGTAATTCTTCCTATTTCCCTTCCATGAAAAAGCTTTCTGCATTCTGTCTTATTTTCGCTACTGTCTTCACACCTGTTGTTACCAATGCTCAGACGGTAATCATGGGCGGTGACGGCTCTTATCTAGGACTGGTAACCAGCGACCAGTACGACCAGGAATCTATTTGCAATCGATACGGTGATTATGGCAGTCCCTACCAAGCAAATAGCATTTTCAATAAATATGGAACTTATGGCGGTGAGTATTCGCAGTTAGGTGCGTACAACAAACAAGCGGGAAGGCCTCCAGCATTAGTAGAGAATGGCGAGGTTGTGCTGCTCATCTCCAAGGATACAAGATTGAATCCCAAACTCAGAATTGACCCTGATATGCTGCGAATTCAGGTTTGTGGTGAGTCATTGTAGCCATTTCAGCAATAAAACCCACATTGCACTACAGCGTGGGTACTTTTTTGGTGCTGCTGCGGCAAGGGGTGTTGATGCGATCGCAATGGTGAGATTTGCGTTAAAACACTATTTCCCTTCTATTGCAAGTGTTTCTGTCACACCGTGGAGCCAAAACAAGGTTTGCTTTTAAGGACTGCGATCAGATTTGCGAAAAACAACAGAAGTTGATGAGGGGCGAACTAATCGCCCCCTTTTTTATGATTATCCGATCGCGTTACTCGATTACCTATGTGATGTATTTGGTAGCAGTAGTTTTTTCCATAGGTAATTGAGCATTGGGCATTGGGTATGGGGAGATGGGGGAGTGCGTAGGCGCACTCTCTGGGAAATTTTCTAAGTCAAAAAAGGGAGGGGGAGTGGGGAATAGGGGGTGAGAGAGCGCGCAGGCGCAGCCCGCCGTACGCATCGTAGGCAATTAAGCTACAGACGTTTGTTCTTCTGCTACCTTTTTTAGCTCTGGCATCCACACGAGTAACTCTCCAGGCTGGCATTTTAAAGCTTCGCAGTACTTTTCTAGGGTTTCGCTTTCCAATCTTGATGGCATAACTTTTGAATTTTTATGCTTGGAGACTGTAACTGGGTGCATTCCTGTTATTTCTGCGAGTCTCTTGTAATCAACTTCTCTATCAGCCATCAAAACAGCCAACCGCCACTTTATAGCCATTGCTCTTTGGGAAATTTTCACAGCACTTACTCTGCTAGTCTAGCTTTTAGTCAAGTGTAACCATAAGCTTCACTAATTAATGTGTTAGCCACTAAGGCTAAAATATTAACTTTAGCTGTTGACATTTTTAATCGTAGCGACTAATATATTAGTTATAGGGGCTAAGGGAAAAATTCCCAAAGTTCTTTAAGTTAGACGTTCTTGGGTGGTGTGTCCGCGCCACCCCTTCCTAAAAAAATACCGCCTTGACAGGGCGGTGCAAATTAAATTTAAAAGCACCTCAATCATGACACAAACTGAAACAAAAAAACGCTACACCCTCCGCGAAGTCCAAGCACTAGCCTCCAACACCTACGGTTTACTCGTTCAACCTCTCACAAGAAGCACCTACGGCATCTTCTTTGAAGGTCAACTGGTAGCCGAAGTCAAAAAACTGGTTGATGCGATCGCAATCTTCCCTGACCTCTACCGCGCCATCCAAGAGCAGCTCGCCGAACAAGCAACAGCAATCGCTCCCGTAATGGAAGAAGCGATCGCACTATCCCCCTCATCTCCCCACTCCCCACTCCCCACTCCCCACTCCCCCTTTTCCCACCACGCCTATGAAGATTTGACCAACTGGGAATTACGACAAGAACTCAACAATCGGGGATACCAAGATGCGATCGCACATTGCCCCCCAGCCCACAACGCCAGTCCGTATATGGCTGGATACAACCGGGGAGTGCGCGATAGGCGTCCGCCCCTGAGAGCATAAAAAAAGCCGACTCCCCTGATGAGTCGGCACAAATTAATCAGTGCATTTTTCGCTGTGAGCAAAAACATGAATTCATTATGTTTTCTGGCACTGCTGCTGTCTCTAGCAGTGCCACCTGAACCACAACACCGAGGAAGTAGCAGACGTGACGACAGAACAAGCATTATCCCAGATAGAAACAGCCTATGCCGCCCTAGCGGAACTCCAAAAAGTCGATTGGTTGCATGAGGTACATCACAAAACCCCAACGGATTTGGCGGACGCAATTCATTACACCAATGAGATTTGGGCACGATTAGAGTTTCACCTACGCAAGGAAAAAATATGCAACAGCTAGAACTACACGAATACCCAGGCGCGATCGCAAACCTCCAATACCAAATTCTCAATCTCAACCATCAAATTGAGAAATTTTCCCAAGAAATCAGCCGTGTCTGCAATCAATTTGAAATGCAAGTCGCCTTTGACCCAGAATTAAAAAACGAGCAACAGCGCAAAGCAAAAAAAGCTGAGCTACTCAGACAAAGCGGCGATTATGAAGATTTTAACAATTACCTTGCTAAAAATTCCTTCAAACGCTCTCACTTGGAAATTCAACTCGAACAACTGAAAAATGAGTTTGCTGTATTGAAACTTTCCAAGCGAGAGCAAATCGTCCGTATGGAATCCTTCACCGAAACAGGAGTTTAACGTGAGCGAAGAACCCAGATTATACTTAGCCAACCAACAAGCAGCCCAGGAAGCTGCACGCCAAGTCGAGCATTTATCGGACGAGGAGCTATCAGAGATTGTCTTGGAAATCCTCAAGAAAATGGGATATCCAGGCGATGAATTCCCGGCGGATCTGATAGACACAACTAGAGATGGCTTATTGGATTTCATTGCTGGCAGTGCTGCGATCGCCAAGGCTACACCAGTGAAGGAGCAACCATGAAACTTTTGTTCCTCGACTGTGACGGCACAATCCGCGAAAGTGCCAGTGGCGAGAGGTTTATCCAGCATCCCAAAGACCAGCGAATCATACCCGGTGCAGACAAAGCCATTGAATATTATCGTCAGCACCATTGGACAATCATTGGCATCACCAACCAAGGTGGTGTAGCTGCTGGATTCAAAACCTTGGAGGATGCGATCGCAGAGCAGCAATACACCTTAGAAATTTCAAGAGATATCTTTTGGATCTGCTTTTGCCCCGACGACGGACAGACGGCTTACATCGTCAGCAGAAAAAAAGTGCAGAAATTCACCAGGGAACTATTCGCTAGTTTCAGGAAACCTGGGTGCGGCATGATTGAACTGGCGATTCGGGAATTCCTCAAGGGTGGTATGAGCTTGAACTCGACCTACCTGATGGTGGGGGACAGACCAGAAGACGAGCAGTGCGCTGCTGCTGCTGCAATCAATTTTTTGTGGGCCGACAGGTGGCGAAATGGACAATGACCAATTCACACTCCTGATGACCGCGCTACTCCGCATCGCCGATGCCCTAGAGCGGATAGCACCAGCCACACCAAAAGCCCCCAACTACCAATACCCGATTGAGGCTTTCGCCAACTTTGACTGGGAATCAATTGGAGCGGTAATAGAGCAAAAAGACCAGTACGGCGCCGGCGTGGTGCTTTGGGGCGGACATACTTGGACAAGACGCGCTCCGCTCAACAAATTCGGTGCGGCCATCTGGTTTAGTCGTGCCGTGGGTAAAGACGAAGAGGGAAAGCCAACTTACGAGCGCCTCATCACCTTCAAACCCCACAATACGAAGGCTGAGCCAGTTCCCGAAAAAGTTACCAATCTTATTAGGAAACAAGCATGAACTATACAGAACTGATGAAGGCAATTGACTCCACCATAGAGCAACTAGGGTGGTCGCAAGAGCAAGTGCGATCGCACATCCAATTGATCTACAACAAACCAAACACTGCAATGCTGACCAACGACGAACTACTTAGTTTTATGAAACACCTGCAATCCCTTGCTGCGGGAGTGGTACTGCCAGTTGCCTTATTTGATGAGATTGAGCGTTATTTAGAATCTCAAGGCGTCAAGGCAGACAGTGAAGCTTCAAGACTGCTCATGGCGCTGGAAGACCTGGAGATTGACCGCACCGTCAAAAAAGTGCTTGACTGACCTCATTCTATTTGATTTAAAAGTTGCTGGTAGTATGCAGCCTTTTCCTCCAGCGACCTATTGACTGCTTGCAAAGAGTCAATAACTCTATCATTGCCAGCTATCTGCTCTCTGCAATCCTTGACTAGCTGGCTAAGGGTTCCCCCAAGAATTGCGCCTCCTCTGCCGGAATTTCCCCCCTGGAATACATTTCCAAAAGTTCGCTGCGGCTGATTCCCAGAGATTGTGCTTTCTGTCCCAAGAGATTGATTGCTTCCTTTGTGAGGTAAAAAGTCACATCTCTCTTGTCCGAATTGTATTTGTGATGCTTCGTCTTTACTCCCTTGCGGGTTTTGTTTGTCGCCATGATTTCGATCCACCAGACCTCCTTCATTTTACCCGTGTAATATTCAAGTCACCGTAAACTTTGTGTGAATAATCTACCCATAATTTACACGGGGAATGTTAGGATTTCAACTATAAATTACACAGGTAATAAAGTAATGTCACGCAAGCACTTTCTTCGGGTGATGTAGCGGATTGGTGTTGAAGTAAACGCAGCAATTATCAAGTTGTCAAAAACTCAAAAAAAACTGCCCTTGCCGGGGCAGCAACCAATAAGAGGTCTGATTATGACTGATTTCCAGAAAGCTTTTCTAGTCGTTGATTGCAAAAATATATCTTTTGATAGAGGAGGGAGGAAATGACCACCTTTGTCAAAACAGACTTAAGTTTATTTGGACTTCTGAATATTGATGGTATCACGACTCACCTGAGACGCTGTGCCGCTGATTTATTAGGGATGTTCAAAAATTGGTCTTCTCTTGAGAAACCAGGGTATTGGTTCAAGGTAAAGATAAGCGATTTAGTTGCGTACCTTGGAGGGCTATACGGCAGGGCAACTGTTTCCAGGGCCGCTAAGCTGCTTGATGAATTAGGGATAGTTTTGCAGGATAGGCACAGCAAGGATAAGCAAATACACACCTATTACTACAGCTTCCAGTCCCAAGCGCTAGAGAAGCTTCAACAAAATCAAACTTCCCAAGCTCAAGGTGAAGCTTCCGAGGTTCAAGTTCAGCTTTCCAATGCCCGAATAGAAACTTCCACCTTATATACAGATCCACAGGAGACTGATCTTTCATCTTCTGATCCACCACATAACGAGTGTGTGGCTGAAAAAGAAATGAGTGAAGAGGAAATTCAAACAGCACTCAGCGAATCTTTGGGGATAATTTTTGAACCCGCAGCAGAGCCAGAAGAACTAGAGTCCGTAGATTTAGAGGAACCATACGCACAAAAACCCAAAAAGCAAAAACGCGACCTCACCCCGTTTTTCACTCGGCTCAGATCCCTTGATGTCCCGCTCACCGGACAAATCCGCCAACTCCTGACCAAGCACGCAAAGGAGAGACTGCATAAAAACCTCACGGCGCTAGAAGAAGAAGCAGCTAAAAATGGGCTAAAAAACCCTATAGCCAGCGCGATCGCCGCCATTACCCGCAACTGGATACCCAAGTTTGATCCTCAGACTTGGTGGGATACGGCTGCAAAAATTTGGGGACGAGAACAAAGGGATAGCTTGATTCAAAACGTCACCAAGCTATCCACGCCGGATGGTCAACAAGAAGTTTTCATTATTTACAAAACGGGAAAAATGCTCAAACTATGTGATGCCTATGGCATGAGTTGGGATGCGATCGCGGCTTACGGGAGGGCGACATGAAACCAGGGACAGAAGTAAAAATCGTCAAAGGCGACCACCGAGGCAAAAAGGGCAAAGTTGGGAGCAACCGCCCCAGCAACGCTTTGCAAAAGGGTAAAGTTCCTATCGTTGTTGGCAACAAGAATCAAATCATCTGGACTCGTCCCGATTGGGTATTGGAAAATTTCCCAGAAGTCTGCGTAGACCAAGCCAGTGTTCCAGAGCTAGAGCCGAAAGAGTCTTCTGATGATTCAAGGCGCGAGTTGTCGGACACGGAAAAGAGAATTGTGGGGTACTTGATGACTCGCAAAGTACCCGTACTTGACGTAGAAATTGCGATCGCGCTCGATCTACCACTTCATCAATACCTACCAGCCCTCAGGCATCTAGAGCAAGAGGGGCTTGTCTTCAAAAACCATGAAGACGGCTATCAGCTAGCAAGTTTCAGTACTGGCTGCTACGTTGCTGACGGCTCGCGCACCGGGTTAATCAGTTCCGAAAACAAAGGTGTTTTCACGATCGCCTTTGCCGATGGAAATGAACTGCAATGCACGATTGAAGACTTACGGGAAGATTTCACAGTATGCGGCAAGCAATTAGAGCCATTGGACTCTTCGAGGGCATCGGCGGATTCTGTAGAGCAGCCCAACTCGTCGGCGGATTTGAATGGGTCGAGTCAGTTGAAATCGACGACGATGCAGCCCAAGTTCTTAGGGACAACTTTGGACACCACATCCACCACGGAGATATCCGAGACTATCACCCCACTCCTGGAGCCGCTGACCTCTACACAATCGGATTCCCTTGCAACAACACAAGTAACGCCGGCGACAGAACAGGACTGCTCGGAGAAAAATCAGGACTTTGGCTGGAAGCACTCCGTTGCATTGTTGAGGGATTACCTCAATTCGTCGTTATCGAACAGCCAGAAGGCATCCTTCATCGCGGCTTGCGAGCAATCCTTGGAGGACTCAGAATGGCAGGCTACGCTTGGGACGATCCGATTCTCCTACAAGCAGAGGAAATTGGAGCTTGCCAGCACCGGACACGAGTTTTTGTCGTTGCCTACCTTAACAGCCTCCAGTGGCAAAACTTCCCGTCCGTCTGGCTCGACCAAGTGCGATCGCACTGCCAGGAAGCTAGGGCTGATATTCGATTCCCAATCATTGAGCATCGAGATGATGGCTGCAATCTCCGGATTCCCCCTGAACTGGACGGCGTGCCTATCGGAGTCGAAGAACGCGAACAACGGGGAAGACTTCAAAGCCGATTCGTGTACGGCAGAACTGTCATCCCCCAACAAGCCGCCATTGCCCTCCGAAGAGTCAAGTATTTCCATTCCCTTATTAGCACCGGGGCGACAGTGGCTGAATCCGAAGTGGATCGCCCTCAAAGAGGGAACACAATCAAGGGATGTTGACGAACTGTTCAACGTCAATGTCTCGGTTGTTCAAAACTATACAGAAATGATGGAGCAAGGACTGTGGGAGTGGAAGCGTGAGCCGTTGCCGGTGGCGTTTCTCTCCGCAGACGGGAAAATTTACGCCGGCGACTGTTATCATCGGGCGATGGCTGCCATAACTGTTGGTGAGAACCTCTACGTCAACTTACTTTCTGGAAAGCTAGTTGATGCAATCCTTTACAGCTGCCAAGCCAACACTTACCACGGGCTGCTGTTGCGTCCTAAAGACCAACGCAAACGCATTGAGCTATTCCTGGATACTTTGGAAAATTTGGATGAGGCGCGATCGCACTCTTTGCTAGATTCAATTCCTGGTCTTAGTGAAGCTGAACGTCGTAACTGCCAAAATAAATGGTCAGCACGAGTAATCGCAAAGTACCTACGACTCACGGAAAGCGGCTACCGCACAATTATTAACATTCAACAAGAGCGAGAATTAGCTCTTAAATTTACTCAGTTTGCTGAAGGTGATTGGGTTAGCGTCAAGCCCGATGCAGAGGTGGGAAAAATTCACTCTTTCGACAAACGCAAAGGAGTTTTTGTTGTCCCCACAAATGGAACGGGTGTCTACATCCACCCAGACTACTTGGAAAAAACTGATGCACCTATCGAGATAGAGAAAATTTCCCAGGCTACTGCACCAACTTCCGTGCAGGAAGAACTTAAACAAAAAGCCGAAAAGCTAGGAATACCCGTTAATGGACTGCCAGAAGTTGAGCGCAATGAAGGCGACCCATCAAGTCTGGTAGATAACTCCTTTGCTACACCTGGTTTGGATGAGGTTGACTTGTGGGCCGAGCAGCTTTCAGATGAGCAGATTGATCGGGTGTGGAGTGCGATCGCCGCTAGGCGTGCCGAAGGTATCGCGCCCCGCGTCCCACTTACAGAGAAATTCTCGAGGCAAATTATTAATCTGGAATCCTTTGATAATCAGGATTTGCAAGACTTGATTGCCTATGCCAATGAATTACTTGAATCTCGCCAAGGAGGGATGGTAGATGCCTCGTAGTAGTTTGCTGCAAATTGATCCATCACAGCTAGTCACCATTGAGGAGGCGCACGAGCGGCTTGGCAGAGGCTACAGTCGCAGCAGCATTCTGCGGCGCATTGAATCTGGCGAGTGGAAAGAGGGCGTCCACTGGATTGACGATCGCCGAGAGGGTTCCTCTAAGCGTGTCATCAAAATTAATCTACAACAAGTCAATCAACTTAGAGTAGTACCTGCGGGGAAAAGATGATTGACTGGCACGGAACTTACCAAATCAATGACAAAAAGTTCTCCCAACAGAGAATGCACTAGGGTTGAGGCTGATGAATGAAAGCTGAATTTTGTTATGCCTATGCAACGCAACCGATATCCAGATGATTGGGACGCGATCGCGCTTGCCATCAAGACCGAAGCCAACTGGAAATGCGAGCAGTGTGGTAGGGAGTGCAGGCGAGTAGGTGAAAGCTTGAGCGATTTTATCGAAAGAACTATCCCGAAGGTTCATTGTGCGGACTCATACAACTTACTCAGCGAAATCAATACAAAACCTTCTCGCTTCATCTTAACTGTTGCTCACCTTAACCACGTTCCTGAAGATTGCAGGCGAGAGAATCTTAAAGCCCTTTGCTCGGTATGCCATTGTCGGTATGACTTGAAGGCAATGGCACACAAAAAGATTCTCAAGCGCGAGTATCACGGACAGCTCAGACTATTTGATTTATAGATAAATGATTATGAAGCTGAACCTAATCGTTGATCGTGAGATTGCGATCGTTTTTGATGGTCTATGGGGTGGCAGATCTGCTATCTACGAACTTCCCGTTAGAACCGTGACCTTTAAGCGACTAAACAGCGATCGCGCCAAAATTGCCGCATTAAGGTTGGGATACTCTCCGGCAATTGATTTGCCACACCGCAGAACCGACGATGATGAGATTTACATCAATCAATGGGTGTTAACAGGAGAGCAGATTTGCCCTCTTGTCGTCGTCAATAATTGCTGTGCGTATGGTGCTGACTTTTTTGAAACATGCCCTACGACAGCAGAGGTTGAAGAAAATTTGATCCTACTTGAATTAGATAATTAATATGCGACTTGCATCTAGTATTCGTTACGGCGGTCAACTGATAGAGTCAGTTGATGTTGATTATGATGATTACAAGCGCCTCGGATTGATTTGTCCTGAGTGCAAGTCTCCGGTATTTTTGAGTCAGAAATCAGAAAGAGCAGCAGCACATTTTGCTCACTTCAAAGCTTCAGACTCAGCACTTGTTAAACAGTGTGAGTTAAGGGTATCCAATTACAGTAAAGAAGAACTGGAGAGTAAAGCAAGGCAAGCTAAAAACCAGCGACTCAAGATATTGCAACGCTGGTTTTGGGATATTTATTTTAAACACGCATTCCGTGAGGGTCGAACGAAGCAAACTATCATTCAAAACAAATCAATAGAGCAAGCTGCATCACGATATCCGATAGATACTTCTTGTAAGTGGTTCCGCCAACTCATCAAGTCAGATGATGCAAAAAAGGCAATTGATGACGCTATTTTAGCGATTACACCTCAAGATTTGGGATCTGAAAGGGTGCGATCGCTGCGTGAAAAACTTGCTAATTGTGAAATTGAATTACACAAGTTAATCTGTGCAGAAATAATTGATTTTTTGAAAGTCAGGCGAAATCTGCCCCTGCTTGAAAAAGTGATTGCAGCTAGTTTTATCATGACTGAATTTAGCCCCTTTGCTCAACGGCTGATTGCCGCTGGTGGATGGCAAGTACCTTTGTCTAATGCGGTGGTAGTAATTTGCATGATTCCTTGGGGTGAGGAGTTTCAGTCGTTGGACAAAGAAGCTAATGCCCAATAAAAGCAGGGGGAGATGCTCAAGTTTTCAACCCTAAAAAAGGGTTCAAAATTTTTGGGACATTTAGAGTTGAAAACCGATCGCAATTCAGGCAGCTAAAAATAAAGCCTGTCGATGGTCTCAGTTCTATGCGGCAAGGTGGAAAATTTTCTATTTGCGATCGCATCTCTAGTCAGGCAGCAATCAAAAAGCAACATCTTCCTCTTGTAGCCAAAATTTTCTTAGCGCCTCAAGTTTTGCCGCTTCTAACTTTTCTTTCTCCTCATGTGACACTTCACCAAGCAGATGCTGTATCTCGGTATATTGCTTCTGTTTCACCTGTTCAATAGTCACAGCAGGCAAGGCTAATGGCTCGTCCTTGCCTTGGTGAGAGGGTCTGAAGCCACGCCGACGAAAGATATAGCGGAAGTGTCGTTTGTCTTGCGGAGGTAGGGATTGCCATACGTCCTCATTCCACCCTGGTGGTGCAGCATTGGTTGATAGAGGTAATAGGGTTTGTACTTGAGATTGGAGAAGTGCGATCGCTCTACCTTGTTCTTCAATGATTTGGTATAGTTTCTCACTCTTCAATTGTGGAGCTAATTCCGCCTCACGGGTTTTAACTGCGAAGTAAGTTTGTGCAGCTGCTATTTGTGGCTTGCGTGAGTCACCATTCATTGCTGTTAGGTAGCAACCATAGCGACTCAATCTGAAATCTTCTCTGGGTCTACCTCCTGTACTTTTTGCCGGAGCTGGCAAAAAGTGTTTTTCGCTTTCTTGTCCAATATTTTTACAAGCAGCGATCGCTCTGGCGATAGCATCTTCAAATCGTCGCCACTGTTCATACTCTAATAAGGACATTAATTCACGAGCTAACCAGTACTCAGACCCGTCAGTGTTAATATGCTTAATTCCATCAAATGGACTTGCGTCGTTTGAAAAGAGTGAAATCTCAGGCATACTTATTCTCCGTGTCAAATTCTCATCACAAATTCACCATTTTGTCAGCATCAGCAAAATGATCAATGGGAAACCTGCCCAGATATGGGATATGGGCGAGCAAACGCATTTAATTTATGCAAATAGGCGCATTCCTCTAGAGCAGTCCATGACTGGTAAAAGACAATGCTTGCCATTTAGGCGCGATCGCATCTGTAAAGTGAACGCGATCGCATTCGTCGGGGGTAGCTCCCCAAACGCGGAAACATCAAGAATCCGCGTGAGGGTGGTTGTTTTTGCTATTTCCAAACTTCTTGAGCGTATTTTGGTGGCCGCCTCTTGCCTGAGCGCTCCTGTTTGATGTAGAGAACCATCCGATTGGAAACGCCCAGATATTGACCGATTTTGCGGCTTCCCCAAGTGCGACGCGGATCGTCTGATGGTGAATTTTCAATCGAGTCCAGAAATCGGTTTACCGCCCTCCGCTTTTCATAACTGGTTAACCTGGGAGTCATTTGCACTAGATTGGTAACCAGTGGTTGTGGTTGTTGTTGAGGCAGGAAAAGAGTATTCTTTTCTTCAAAAACCTCAATTAATATACTTTGCGGGTAAAGTCCTACTTTACCGAATCTAGGATCGGGCATTTCCTGTGGTGCAATACCGCGCTGCCGACACAAAGAAGTCGCTTTTCTTCCCAAATCAGACAGCTCGTTGAGTGATTTATTCTTGTGACCTTTCAGCGCACACCAACCTGCAATGGTGTACCAGTGACCATGACCGTCTCTAAATCGTTCCAACTCTGCTGTGTTGGCTATCGTTTCAACTTCGATGATGTCTAGCCGGTCTTCCAGTGTCTGGCGCGAGGCAACTAAGGCAGTCAAACGTTCTTCGTGGTTAAACAACTGTTGCTCTTGGGATGCCATTTGCTGTGCTTGCTCTTTCAATTGTTGAGCCACAGCTACTAGCATCTGTGTTTGCGTCATAGTTGCTTGCTGTGGCAATGCTTGTTTAACTATGCGCTCACACTCAAGGAAGTAGCGACGAATTATTTTCCCTTGTGAAGTCCCCGCCATCATTCCAAGAGATTTAAGGCAGTCGATGGTTAGATTGATTTGTTCTATCGGACGTGAAACCTGCCTACCACCTTCGTTTTGAACTCTAACCGTTTGGTTAAGGTTGAAATCAACATCCTCATCAAAGTTGTTGAATAGCTTTGTTTTGGCTTTCTGCTTAGTTGAGTAACCCAACCATTGCCATGCATCTTCAAAGTCGATTGGAAACTGCTCTTTGGAGTTGTGCAGATGTATTGCTAAGTCTTGGGTGAATACTAAAGTCATTTTTCATTTACCGTTCATGGAATGGGAAATTTACCCAGCATGAGAATGTGGGCAGGCGATCGCAGTCATACTTTAAATGGATTGCTTTGTCTGTTTTTACTAACTAAAATAGTATCATGTCTACTAACGCTATTGGTGAGCTAGGTAATGAATTAATGATTATTGACAAAAGTCTAATCGCGTCTATCAGGTGGAATAAACAGCTAGGCGCAAAACTGAAAGCATTGCGTGGCGGTGAGTCTATGCAATCTTTGGCTAAACGTGCTGACTGCGCTTATCAACTAATTCAACACTTGGAGCGTGGCGAGTATCCAGAGACCAGCCAAAGAAATTCACCACCAACAGTCTCAACAGAGAAATTAGAATCTATATGTCAAGCGCTTTCTATTAGCATAGAAGACTTTCTGGAATGTCCGTTAGTGAAATTACCTCAAAAAATAACAGATATAGCTTGACATTTTACTAATTTAGTTAGTATTATAGATACATAACCGAAAGGGAAAATTTCTCACCCCCTTTCCCACCCCACCCATGTCCTCCATCTACACCAAAGGAGCCGCCCTCCGCCAGTTACAAGGAATCGCAACCAAGATTGAAGCCATCCGCGAATATCGCAACTGCATCCAAGTAACTTACTGGGTGCGCTCTGGCGCTAGATGTTCCACCTTCCTGAGCAAAACAGCATTCCTAGCTGACCACACCGAGCTAAGAACCCAAGGCTCAACAAGCGTGGAAGTAACAGAGGTACATGGTGGTAAGTATGTGGTCAAGTCGAAATCCAACTACTACACAGTGCGCCCCGGTCAAATAGACCCGCGCTCGCGCTGTGAATGTGGCGACTGCCACTGGCGCGGCGCCAAGTGCAAGCACCAAATCGCTGTTGAACAGTTCCTCTTTTCACGACTCCAAGCAGCCTAATCAAAAAGGCGATCGCCTTTGTTTTCTCAGGACACGCGATCGCCTTTTATTCACCCCTAACGAAATTAGAAGTACTTCAATCATGGCATACCCAATTTACACAGAACAAGCGCTCGCTCAACTAACAATCCAACAACTCAAACAAATTGCTGCTGAATTAGGAGTTACCCCAGAAGGTGATAAGCTAATGGGTGAGATTGTTATGGACTGGAATTGCTTCTGGTGCCACAACATGAGCTTTAACACCTTCGCTACACCCCAAGAAGCAGTTATTGACTTGCACCAGTCACTATACAGTTACAAGCAAGAGCTAGGCAGTGAAAATGATGTGGACTTCGTTGACAACGGCTACCACAACTTTGAAGTGCGGGTTAATGGCAGAGTCATTGCCGAACTTCCAATTGACCCATTCAATCATGAAAAACCTTGGTATGTGACTGTTTCGGGGTTTGAAATTTATCGCGCCGCGCTGTGGTGTCAAGCCGCTAATTGGGTACGCGAACAGTATGCAGCAGGTATGCTACCCAAGCACCAACCGCAGAAAGTTCAGGTATTGAGGGAATGCGTGAGCCTGGACGAACTTTTAAATATACCTTTCGACGAATTAACCACCTGGGAATGGGAGATGGTAAAGAATTATTCAAGTTACGACGAAAGCACGATAGCGGCGTAAGTCAATCGGTGGCGAAAACTTTTCGTAAATATAAATAAGGTAAAACTATGACCGCCAATGATGTTGTTAAAAAGTTTATGGCTGGTATGGAGGAAAAACAAAATAATTGGATTTTCTGCAACGATTACCCAGGAACAACGCCAGTGACACAAGACGCCTACCAAAAGACTTTGATTAAAAAGCAAGTTGACTGGCTTGTTGATGTCAGCACCAAAAATGGTGAATATACGATTCCATGTAGGGGTGGGAGGTCTTTGGAGGGATGGATGGATAAAACCCACTGGCATTTATTCATCCGTAAATACGGTTCTGGCATCCTAATTGTCAAAGGATTTGCGGCGGCAAAGGTCTGCCTTGACGGTTGATCACCAATTCGTAAGCCCTTCTGTAGGTGGCCTCATCAATCCACGCTCGGTAAGTTTTGAGATGCACTTGAAGTGAATGCCCCATTAATCCAGATGCCCAGTCAGGTGCTAGTCCAAATTCAAAGCAGCGCCTAGCGTAGCAGTGGCGTAAGTCATAAGCCCTGAAAGGAGCCTTAGAGTCATAAAACCACCCCGAAACCTTAGACCCCAGCTTCGCATTGCTGAAGCTGGGGTCTATATCTGGCAGTCTCATGTCTCGCAGGCTCCAGCGCTCTGCCCATTCGGGATACAAGGGATAAATGAAGCGCTCTCCTGTTTTCCCTCTGAGTACCCGCACAACTGGGAAATCTTCCAAGTCGAGATGGAAGGCCTCGTGCGATCGCACTCCATAGGCGGCGATCATCCCATAAACCCATTGCCATGACTGGGTTTTGATGCTTTCTCTATACTCTGCGATTAGCTTATCGCTGGGTAATTTTCGCGGTTGCACTGCACTGGCGGAGTAATTACCAGCCAATTCCTTGATTGCCTCAACGCCATCAATGGCGGCAAATTTTCCTAGTTTATATAGATAGGTGCAAGTCTTTTTGCGGGTTCTAGAGTCTGGTTCGGTGGCTCTCACTACTTCCAGTAGAGCATCGAGGGTGAGAGCGCGTTGCTTGCCGCCGAAGGCATCGCCATCCAGCTTCCCAAAAATCACTCGGTAATCCTTCCACGTGGTCAGTGCCGCGTCTGTTCGCTTGGTGCGTTGCCAATGGTCATCTTCAAACCGTTGCAGCCACTCAGATACTGCTTCCACCTTCTCTGGTGTCTCAATCCAGTTATCCCAGGAAAATTTCCCAGAGTCCAGTTCAAGCCCCATTGCCTTCGCTTTGATGAAAGCTGCTTGCAATCCTGCTGGCGTGGCGTTCACATCTAAAGATACTTTCTGCTGGTATGGCTGCTGTTTATTGATGCGCGGCTTGGGTGGCAAGGTTGCCCTCAACCAAAGTTTGTTTCCCCGCCGCTCAATGGATACTCTTATGGATGCGGCTCGAAGCTTGCTATTGGCTTCGGCTATCTTACTGTCAATGTCTGGCAC